TGGTCGGAATAAAAGTACTCGCCTTTAGAGTCATTTTTTTCACCAAGGAATTCGAGAGAAATATTTACAAAAAGATTCTTAAAATAGTTACTTCTTTCTTCTTTAAGAATTAAGAATTAAGAATTAAGGATTAAGGATTAAGGATTAAGGATTAGAAGTACAACCGGCGTGTTTAACCTCCTCGCAACAAAGCTTCTTACATCTTTGAGTTTATCTTGCGAATGTTATCAAGTGTCAGTTGATGATATAAAATCGAATTTGTAATGTTGTGCTTGAGGTAGTTTATTTTTTCCTTCAGCTTTTTGTTTTCTCTTTTCAAGCAGAAGATCTCATAGTCTTTGTGGTGGGTCAACGCTTGGTCTACAATAATGTCGTCCGTATCAACTAACAAGTTCAAATCGCGCTCTATAGAAGTGTTTTCGTTGTGTGTGGGTACCAAAACGGTACAATCTTCTATTTGCTCATTTATCCATATTTTCTCTCTTTTATGGATGATGGCACGTTGCTTTTCAACCGCAAAGCCAGTCTTTCCAACTTCTTGAAGAGCGTGTGCGTAGCTACAGTTCATTTTAAACGGACACACATCATCTGCACGAACTAATTGTTCAACATAATTCATTTTATCCAGCAAACAAAACTCCCTGTGTTGGGAATAGTGGACGTATTTACAAGGTTTTCGGTGTTGGTGTCCAAAGGGTTCGCCACTTGGGTGCTCCGTTCGATTTCTCTGGTGAAGAGTCTGCATGGTGGTTGTCCTCTCTAGAAAAGTCTAGAAAAGTCTAGAAAAGTCTAGATTTTTTTACATACGTCAAAAAACCAAAAAATAATATAACCTAGAAAACAAAGATGGCTAAACAACAGCAATTCATACACATGGCCCTAAAGGTAGCTCAAGAATCACCATGTCTCCACCAACACGGGGCGGTTGCCGTTTTGAATGGAAAAGCGATTGCTTTTGGTTTCAACAATTATAGACTCGTTTCAAAAGACAGAATTTTGAATGAGAACTGCAGTTCGCATGCCGAATTAAATCTCATTCGAAATTGCTTCTATTCGTTAGGGGGACGATCTGTGTTCTCTGGCCGTTCCTCGGCGGTTCGCACAAAACGCAAAAAAATGATAAAAGTTGTTTAAGAAACTAACAATTTACGTTGCTCGCATAAACAAATCTGGAGAGCCTAAAAATTCAACGCCTTGTGTTCATTGCGTGGAAGCACTACGTGCGTACGGAATCAGCAAAGTTGTATACATAGATGAAGAGGAAAATATAAAAGAATCAAATTTAGACGACATTTTATGTCATGTGACTTCTGCGAGGAAAATGATCGCGCTCAGGGGCGATGTTGGGCGACGATGTTGTTTGCATTGTCTGGGCTGAAGGTAGACTTGTGAAACGGATCATAAAAGATATATTTTAAATGCATATCGTAAATTAGTTTTAATATGTTTCCACTAGTATAAACAAGACTACATATTGCCAAAAAAAGGAAAAACGAAAAAAAAGGCCGTGGCCAATTTACACAAATAAAAAAGAATGTAAGGCTCGCGCATTGCAGATACGCAGGGGTTGCTACCATTTTACAATTCTAATAATTTTATCTTGCTTAAAACCTTGGCACAGATTTCCAAACCGAAAAAGGTTTTCAAATTCGTAAATATTATACTGAGAAATGGGGCACAAATAATTTGTTTTTTGCACTATGGCATGATTTACTAAAAATTTTTTTCCTGGTCCGTACTCGATATATACGGGCTTCCAACTGTTCATTTTAAAGTGAAACGAAACAACTTCCGATATTTCGGGCAGCTTTTTAATTTCAAATTCCATATTAATGTAAATTAATTTTAAATTGAATTTAATTAGAATTTAAAAAAGTATGGTTTCGATTCAAATAAATGATATCCCAGATGAAGATTTACGTGTGTTGACGAAATCATTTTCATATTTAACAAGTAGCGGGTGCAAAAATGAACTAAACGTAGAAGAATGGTACATAAAACCTAGTCTGTCGAAAAACCAACTTTGGACAAGACAATTTGAAGATTGCCTTAGTACGCAACTTGGGCGGGGAACCGAGGAATATTGTAGTCAACTATCAGACGCGTGTTCCAGTTTCGTTCTTAAACCAGAAAATATTCCTATTCATATTCAGCCGGATAAATTCTCTCTTTTTAAAAACAAAGAATTCTTAGGAGTTTTTGAAAATTCCGATGAATCGGACGACAATTCCGAAGATTGTGATGCTGGTGCATCAGATGACGATGACGACGACAACGCCCTCGTGAGGTGTTCTAGGTGCGGAGCCAAAGCAACGTGGAAATTAAAACAAACGAGATCCGCGGACGAACCAATGACTCAAATGTGCACATGCACCGGATGTGGCAAAGAATGGAGACAATAGATCACTCGTGTGGTGCAGAACAACCATCTGGATAATTGTCGAATTCCCAATAGGGCTTTCGTGTGGTGCAATTTTTCTTTTCTTTTTTTTTAATCTGTTCTAGGACACGGCTGGTGCAGTATATTGCATGAGATAATCTGTTCTTGTTCTTCTTTGTGGTCTTGGGTTTAAAAAATGTTGATATTTTCAATTGAACTTGTTTGTTTTTATTGGAGTTACACAATTTTCCAATATTTGTATCAGCGTCGACCTCGATAATAGTGCCGTTTACCTTCGCGCGGCACATAGAGGCATCAAGGCGCTCGGACTCCGTCTGCACGCCAGTCAGTTCAAAGTCGGTCATGGTTTGTTTTAGATTTAGCTAGCTACAGTAGTCTATCCTAGAAAATCTAGATTTTTTTTTATCTAGAAATATAGAAATATAGAAATGTAGAAATATAGCAAAAATTATTTAACGAGCCGTCTAATATTCCATCGCATCCAAGTTTTGCTCTTGTAATAACGTAATGATAGTATTTCGCTTCAGTTTTCTGCCAAATACCTTGTTAAAAAGACTTTCAAATTGACCGACTTCTTTATCACATATGATATGAAGTTCGTCTGTTGCTCGAGTAATTGCAGTATAAAGTAGATTGTTGTAGCAACCATCCGTGTTCTTGTCATAATAAATAATTTTCGGATGTTCAGAACCTTGAAATTTGTGAACGGTTAGCGCGTAGGCGAGTTGAATTTTTATTTTGTTTAACTTTTTAACAGAAATCCAGCAATCATGCTGGATTTCTTTGAATTCATAACGAATTTTCACTAAGTCATTGTTAATGTTAATCTCAGCAATATAACATTGTAGTCCGTTAATTATGTAGTGATCATTGCAATCATCTGATTCAATTTCGTAATGTTCTTGAAACATGATCCGGTCGCCTTCGTAAATATTAAATATCTTATCTTTTTTATATGTTATGAATCGTCGACTTCTTTCATACTTATCAAAAAAGGCTTGATCCTGTTTTTCTTTGATCTCCGCTTGAACTCGTTTATTTATCGCAAAAACTATTTCGTTTGTTAGTGTAATGTACTTCGCATCTGTTGGGATCGGCAGTTTATCTTTTTCAAGCCACATAGACAAGAACTTAGCATCTGTTGAGATTGGCATTTTATCTTTTTCAAGCCACATGGACAACTCTTCTTGCCACTTGGAATCGTCCTTCATGGGAACTTCTATGTCCAACGTATAATTATTCTTGTTAAATTTTACATTTCCCGTTTCAACAATTTTATTTTCTGATTCTTGGATGGATTTTGAGTTATAATTCCCTTGGGCAGCACTATTTACGAATTTTCTCAAGGCTATTCCTTCACATCTTCTATTTTCTGTCAATTCTACAACGGGGATACATTTCGTGTTCATAATATCCATAAGCGGGTAGGAACACTGATTAATTGGCTCGAGCTGCTTTACATCTCCGACTAACAAGATGCATGCGTTAGTTTTGAGTTGGTTTACAAGCAATTCATGGGAATACATTGATACTTCCTCGTTTATGATTAAGTCGTAACTAGGGTCTGACCACTTGGATACGAATTCAAAACGTTGACAGGTCATTAAAGTAACGCTGATTTTTTCAAAAAATAATTTTCGTAGTTTCGGCTTTTTTTTAGCTGACTTTTTAGCTGCCTTTTTAGCTGACCTTTTGTTGCAGTCATTATTTTCAGTATCTTCCGAATTCTGATTTTCAACATTTTTGGTATCTTCCGACGCCTGAAACTTCTCTTTCAACAACGCCTTTACAGAATTATTCATGGCAACGTGAGATGGTGTTAAGATACATATGTCCATGAATTTAAAATTTTTGCAAATAAACGAGGTTGTATAGGTTTTTCCAGTTCCCGCGTTACCGTATATGAGGAGTATTCCAGATCTTGCAAACTCTGAACACGCCCGTTTTTGTTTTTTGTTGAATTTTTTCCACTCGGATACCGTTTCAACATCCCCGATTTCACATGGAACCTTTCTTTGTTTTTGAAGCAATTCTTTTACGCTATTAGCCATTTTTTTGTGATAGGGAGTCGTAATGTATCGTGGGACGCGAATTGTAGAGATATGAATCGATTTTAATTTATCGTGTACCAAAAATTTGTTTTTGTGTTGTTGTAAAGACAACCAAAATCCTCGAACGTCTGAAAAAGGTACTTTTATATCATCTTCTTCCATTTTGTTTAGAAAATGTTCGACCACTTTTGTAACGTTATTTTTTTGTTGAAAGACATTTAAATCTAAATATTCTTCAGGTCCAATAAGATGCCTGCTGTTCCACTTTATTTTACCAATGTCCTTCTCCAGTGCGTGTAGAATTACAATTTCAATATACAGTGGAATGCGGATCGTGTTCCAATTTTCTTTTTTTTCGTATTCGGAATCGGTGACAAATTGATCTAAAACAAAAATAAGATTTTTTGGCGTTTTCGAATGGTTTCCATTTTTATTTTTTAATTTAAAATTTGCACAAAATTTGTCTTTTTTTTGAAACTTTGAGATTGACTCGTACAACACGCTCGGATTTAAATCATTTCTTTCCATCTTTACGACGGCGGTGGCAATGTATATTAAGTTTTCTTGTTTTGATTTGTCTCGAAACCAACTTTCAATAGAATCTTTTCCAAACGCATCTATTAAATATTTCAACTTCCTTACAGCTTTTTTTCTTACAAAGTTGTCAACGTCGTGCCAAAAAGGATGTTTACAGTCCGAATTATCGTCTTTGTTAAACGTATCCAGTCTCTCCGCTCTTAATTTTGAAATTTTTCCCCACAGGTCAGTTGCCAAGGAAGTCTTTTGTGTATCTTCAAGTTTATCAAATTCAGCAAAAATATCAAGATTATCGTGCCCTGGTCTCATCCTCTTTTTTGCTTTGGCACAGAGTTCGCCCGCTGCCTGCACGCCAGTCCTTCCAACGTCTTCGTCATCCATTGTGGCGTGGCAACGTAGAAAGTCTAGATTTTTTTTTATCTAGATTTCAAATTTGAATTTCAATTGTCTTTAAGAAGACCTGGAACAACTTGAACATGGTGCGGTTCCAGTTGCTCGATTTTGCGTACGGCAACGATGATCGAGACGTCACGCTGGCGGGTTCGAACGAGAAGGGCGAGCCGTGTCTTTTAAAAGTAAAAAAATTCATGCCGTACGTTCTCGTTGTTCCGAAGGAGTATGATTATCCTACAAGTTGGGAATATTTTTGTAACTATGGTACTAGCGATAAGGAACTGGTTGCGGATTCCACAGAAAACAAGATCGTTCAAAAACAAATGTGGCCGCTCTGTGGATACCAAAAGAATAAAGTTCTCGTTCTCCAAGTATTTGGTATCGATACCGCTAGTATGGGCAAATGTGCGAGAAGAATTCAAACGATGGCCGTGGATGAGAATAATATAGAAACAGACCTGATACGAGAAATCAACTTTGAGCAACAATTTTACATTCAAACTGGAGTTTCCCCGTGTTCCTATTTCGATTTTCCCGGAAACAATTACAGGAAAATCAACGATACCTGGAAAAATAAACAGTTCACGAAATATGAATGTGATATTTCGGAAATAACACCCGTGGAAGAAAATCTTGCACCCGCTCCTACGATGATGTGTGTATTTGATCTGGAATGCAATTGTGAGACGTTTGGGTTTCCAAATCCAGAAAATGAATTAGATTATTGCGAACAAATCGGAATGGTGTTTCAAGATCTAAATGGAACAACTAAACGTGAATTTATAATGTTATCCCGGCAAAATACCAGGAATTGTCCCCCAAAAGAGCTCGACGTGGAGAATATAAGCTTTAGCTTCGAATGTTTTGGTGGAAACGAACGATCGATGCTGCTTCGTTTTGTCGAGTTGCTCAAAAAGAAAAAAACATGTCACCTTATCGCACACAACGGATTAAATTTTGATATTCCGTTCCTTGTCAAGAGAGCTATCCTATATAAAATAAAGGACAAGATCCTGGACATGTCTCCTTTTGACGACTGCAGGCGTTGTTATTTCAAGGAACGGGAAATTGAAAATAACCAACTGGGAAAGTATAAAATTGGTGAAATAAATCCATTCGGGATCGTTGTTCACGATACATTGATTTACTTTCGTCGGGCCTTTTCGTTGTCCTCTTACAAATTGAATTCACTGGCCGATCATTTTCTTGGTGGTCGACAGAAATTAGACGTCAAACCGAGAGAAATGTTCCGGTTGTTTCAAGTACATCGCAACAAAGATCGATTACTCGCTGACGAAACCACAACGTCAGCCAAATTAAAAATGGAAGACGTTGCTAAATATTGTATGGTGGATTGTATTCTGACTCTAGACCTCGTTCTTAAAGTAAAGATGATCCACGCTCTTTATGGATTAAGTTGCGTAACCGTTACAGGGCTTCAAAAATACGTACTTACCGGAGAACAACGAAAATCTTTTAACGTCATATCAAAAAAAGCTACGGAAATGAATTATTTTATCAACAAGAAAGCGCTTCCGATCCCACCCGCTGGTTACCAGGGAGCTACTGTGTTAGACGCGTCTGTAGGCTTTCACGAACAGCCAATTTTGGGCTTGGATTTTGCAAGTCTATATCCTTCAATCATGCAAGCATATAATCTATGTTTTTCAACATGCGAATGGAACAAAAACAAAATAACTAAGTGCAAATTGTTGAATGATGAAGATAGAAAAACATGGACACATTTGGTTCAATTTGAAGAAGGGCAACAAACTCAGACGGTGGACGTGTCGTTTGTTCAAGCAAAAATACGAAAAGGAGTCTTGCCCGCACTACTCGAAGATTTGTTAAACGCACGTCGAGCCACGAAAAAAAAAATGAAAGCTGCGAAAACGGAATTTGAAAAAATGATTTATGACCAGCTGCAACAAGCTTACAAAATTAGTTGTAATTCAATATATGGATTTTGCGGCGTCACCGGTATTAGAGACAAAGATTGCCTAGCGTACCCGGATTGTTGTGAGAAGTTTCATAAACCGTGCTCCTGTTATAGGGGCCTGTTGGCAAATTTTTGGATCGCGCAAACTGTAACGCAGCAGGGGCGCACACTTATTTCAGAAACTATAAAACATGTTCGAGCAAAATGGCCGAAATCGAAAATTGTGTACGGAGATACCGATTCATGTTACGTAAATCCAAATTTACCAGCAACACCTGCCGGCATAAAAGAAGCTTTTAAACTGGGAGAGGAAATGGCAAATCATGTAACATCACATTTCCCCAAGCCTATCGAGCTCGAATTCGAAAAAATTATGTGTCCTTTCTTGCAAGTAGCGAAAAAACGGTATTTATATGTTGAATGGGAACCCGGGTCAAAACCTAAGCGCGGTGCAAAGGGCGTCGAGACGGAAAGAAGAGATAATTCGGCGTGGTTACGAAGGGTCTACGGAAGAGTTGCTGACATACTTCTACCCGTGCTTGATTTAGACGGTGATCAAGACGCTCGTATTGATAAAGACCACGTTATAAGAACCGCCGAACAAGTTGTGATCGAAGAACTAGAAATGCTCAAAAATGAAACAATTCCGCTCAAGGAATTTGTAATATCAAAGCAACTGAGTGGAAAAGGCTACAAGTCGCCACAAATTCATTCTATCCTTGCACAAAAAATTAGAGATCGTGTAAATAATGGCCTGATGGCGTGTGATATTCCAATGGGAGGAGATCGTGTAGATTTTGTAGTTGTTATGGGTCCACGAACTACGAAACTCGCCCTGCGTGGCGAAGATCCAGGCTATCAACAATTACATCCAGATAAATATAAAATTGATCGAGAATATTACGCAGAAAAGCTTAGAGACGCATTATGTAGAATGACCGATTGTGTAGTTCCTTTGAAACACCATTTTCAAAATACAATAAGAAGTCTTCCGACGTTTAGAGACGAAAATCAACCATCTATTCAAGATTTTTTTATGAAAGAACCACCTGTTGCTGTTGTTAACGTTAAAAAGATAAAACCCGAGCAACCCAAAAAACCGTTGCTGAAAAAAAAAATCAAACAGACCCTGAGTTCTGATTTTTTCGTCGTCAAGGTCAAGGTCAAGAGAAAAGAAGACGAAGTTGATAAAGTTGATAAAATTGATAAATCTAAATCTACAACAAAAGAAAAACGCCCCAAAAAAAAAAAGAAAATACAAGCCAAACTAAATTGGCTTCTAAAAAAATAAAAAAAGGTAGTTTCAATCTATTTTTTCGGAAAAATTAAGAGCGCGGTAAAACGTGTTGTTTTTGCTTTAACCTTGTTTTTGTTCGTCGCCTTGGAACACAAAAACATTTTGTATCCACACAAGACACGCTATTAAAAATGTAAAACCTAGTCCAATCCATTGCTTGTTGGTTGGTTTAACTATGGGGTCTTTGTCAGCACTGGAAAGTATTAATACTATTCCGTACCATCCGAACATGTATCCAACTAAAATGGCTACTAGGCCAATATATTGACTTGTACCAATTTTTATATACGGGTGACTCATTATTCTTATTTACCTTAAATATTTTAACTGAAAAATTATTACTTCGTTTTGGGGTAGGGCTTTTATTCTAACGACGCCGCGGGGTCGTAGGGCGTAGGGCTGGTTGGCTTAGCGGCGGAGAGTTAACAAGGGCCTTTTCCAAATTTAACAAGCGAGGGGTTAATGAGGTTTTCAACATGTTCATATCTTCTCTGATTGCCCTCGTACTAGACTCCAACTTTGCGGAAACCATGGAGAGAACATCTTTAGATTCGCCCGCGCTGATGTCGCCAGCGTTGCTAGCTACCAGCGCCTTTAAAGTTTGAATTTCTTTTTCACACGAGGTTTTGACAACATCAATGTTCGAATTAAGAGTTCCAACTTGCTTTGTTAAAATTTGGACTTGTTGAATAATCTGATTTATAACGTGTGGAACATTGGGTTGTTTACTTTCTGGAATTTTTTCAATTTCGTTTTCGTTAGATTTTTCGTTAGATTTACTTTCTTCTTCTACACTCGGAGTTTCTTCAACTTTTTCAACTTTTTCATTAACCTTAACAACTTCAACTTTTTCTTTTTTTTTTCTGGCAGGCATATTTTATATGGTCTATTTGTTATCAGGAACAAAAAAAAACTGCATTTTAAACGCGCTCTCCGTTCGGAAGCAAGAGTTCTTCGTCGCCCGCGTCGTCTTCATCATTGTCGTCATCATCATCACAATCGTCTTCATCATCGTCTCCATCATAATTGTCTGCGTCGTCGTCTTCATCATCGTCTTCGTAACTAATTTCGCTTTCGTCTGTATTGTTCTCATAATCTTCGTCTTCGTCTTCTTCGTTGAAACTTCCCACGAAAGAATCATCAGAGTCTACGAGTCCCAAGGCAGCCGGGAGTTCTTCTGGGGGAATATCGTCTAATAAACATTTTTGAATATCCTCTTTAAATTCCTCAGTGAATCTCAACGGGATTTTCTTCTGACGAGTCGACCTCCGGATTCCCTGTTCGTTGATAGTGTTTTTCTTGAGAATGTTTAAATCACATTTCATACTCTTGAGACCATCAAACAAGTCTTCAATTTCATTTTTGGGGTGTAAATCAATATCCATAGAAGCATCCATAGAAACACTTTTGTCGTCTTCATTCAACGATTCAAAATTTTCGTCGTCGTCATCCTTCACGATAAAATCTACCAAGGAACCCTCGGAATCGTCGTCGTCTTCCGAATCTAATTCTTCTACCATTTTTTGTTTTTTTTGGACGCGTACGGGAGATATTTCAACAGAGTAACTCGCCATTGTGTTTATTATAGCTTTTAGATTTAAACCTATTTAAATTTAATCAAATTGAACGAACTTTAAAAACACTTTTAACACTTTTAAAATTAACACTTTTTAAAATCTAAATTTAAATTGTTTTTTTGCCACATTCAATTGTTGGACAGTTATTGGACAGTTATTGGACACTTATTGGACAGTTATTGGAGCGTTTCCAACCTCCAACCCAATACAAATGCCTACTTTCCTTAAAAAAACTGGAAAATGGCAGGCAAGCTATGTCGGAGCAAACAA